TGCCGTTATGGGTTTGCTTGGTTATGTACCCGATACCATTACCGAAACAACGGCAACAAACTCTTTTGACTTTCGCCTTCGTCAGACGGCAAGGATAGAAATCAATAGCCTCCCTTTCCGCACGGGAGTCATTGAGATGGAGAATGTTTTAATGAAAGGGACTGAACCCTATTCATACTCTCTTTCGTTCTATGGAGACCTTGTGAGCCTCTCTGACTTGTTTGGTGAGGACTACCTATATGACTTAGACTTTAGTGCCTATGACCATACCTACGATGGGGCTACAATTTATTCAGGCTTTGCTCAAGAGGCCTTGCTTGGCGGGGATGTTTTTTACCCCTTAATGTCCCCCGTAAGAAATTGGGTGTATGATGTGCCTACTGGTGACATTAACCACAACAACGACATCCACTATCATATGGCTGCGGGCCATAATCACGGCATCAATTACTACGAGCTAAAACCAGCCATTAAGATTACCAAAATTTTAGAGGCCATTGGTACTAAGTATGGCATAACATTTACTGGGGACATCTTAACTGATGCAGACTTTGAAAAATTGTTTTTGTGGGCGCACCGCAAGGAGGGTTATACATATTTTGGGCAGCCTGCTGCTATGGAAGGCCAGCACATAAATTTTAACTCCCTTGTGTCAGGGACATTTGACCTAACCAATGACTGGTGGGTAGTTCCTAACTTATTCCCAGCAGAGGTAGAAACCATCCAATTTCTATACAATATAGATAATATCACCTACCCTGAGCCTTTTTACATTGACCTATACAAAGACGATGTTTTAATCTCTACAAACCAACACACTGGTAATGTTAGTGCTGGCTCGTTTTCTCAAATAAAGGTCAAGGAGGGTGAAATTTATTATCTCAAGTTTAGACCTTCAACAAACACAAATGTCAACTATCGTGTCTACCAGTTTATTGGATATAGACAAGGAACACTAATAAAATACTTTGAGGTAGCACAAACATTGTACGCAACTTATTTTGGAGATAGTGTACAAATGAGCAACTTGATGCCTGAGGTAAAGGTAAAAGATTTTGTGTCGGGCATTGTAAGAATGCACAATATGGTCATAACACCAACCAATGCCACAACCTTTAACCTTCAACCCCTTGAAGACTGGTATGCTGATGGCGTAGACCAAGACCTAACTCAATACATAGACATTGAAGAGGTAGAGATAAACCGACCTTCTTTGTACCGCCAAATCAAATTCAACTATCAAGAAACTAACCAAATTTTAGGTAAGCAGTATGCCCTTACTAACCCAACACCATTTGGTGACCTAAAGGCAGATTTTACATTTGATGGGGGAGAGTTTGAGGTGAATCTTCCTTTTGAGTGTCCGCTATTTGAAAGACTGACCGATTATAAAGGTCATGCTGGTGGTACACCCACATTAACAAATGTTTTGGTCTATAAGTCCATTACTATGGAGGCTGACCAAGAGGGGCAGTTTAATCCATACTTAGGAAAGGCCGTAATTATTTATGGCGAATTTGGTCTAGACATTTCAGCAAACCCGATTGGCTTTAGAGATGAAAATGATGTCCTACAACCTCAGATAGATGAAGTTTGGTATGCCAATGTGTCTAGCACTTTTGCTGGTATTGGATTGGCTAAGTCTTTAACTTGGGGAAGTGACATAGACCCTTATTACTTACTAGCTGGAACTCAGTCACTCTACAATGAATACTGGGCAGACTACATTGAGGATTTGTATGATAGCAAGCGCAGAATTGTCAAGGTACAAGCCCAGTTGCCTTTGGGTAAGATTATCAACTTTGACCTCAATAACAAGATTATTTGGAACAACCAAAAATGGATTGTCAACAATGCTAGTGTTAACATGACCACTGGTAAAACCAGCTTAGAGCTTTTAAATGTCGTGTAATGAAAAGCAATTTATTCAGTTACATTATAGAGATGCTGCAACGGACTAAGTATCGTGGTAGCTCTGAGGAAATACAAATCGCACTAGGCAAATACCACTTGCCTGATAATTTTAAAGATGCCCTACTAAAGGTTAAGAAATTATGGCAATAATTAAGGAGTTTGAGGTCAAAGCGAATACGCAAGAGGCCATTGATGAGATTGAGAAACTTAGGGAAGAGTTAGACCTTACTGAGAAAAAAGTTGGTGAGTTAGAAGATGCCCTAGACAAGGCAAACAAGACCGCTAGCAAAGGCTCTAAGGAGGCTGCCAATGATGACCGCGAAGCCAAGAGAGCTAAGGAGGATGTAATCCGTACCATTGACCGAGCTACGGGTGGGTATGTGGAGATGGGTAAAAAGGCCGTCAAAGCGTACAAGGTTATTAGTGCCGAAGTACTTAGAGGGATTGCTTTAGGGAAAGAGTGGATAGCCTCATTCTCATTTACTGGACTCATTGCAAAAGTAAAAGGCTTTGGTACTGCCCTCCAAGCATCGTTTAAAGCTGGAACGCTAGGGGCTAAGTCTCTACGGTCTGCACTTATAGCTAGTGGCATAGGTACTTTGGTGGTAGCTCTTGGAGCTATTGTGGCGTATTGGGACGATATCAAGGGCTTAGTAAGTGGTGTAAGCGTTGAGCAAAAGAAGCAGCTAGAAAGTGCTGAGGGCAATGTCGCTGCTCAGATGCAAGCTGCGGAAGCTTTAAGCTTACAAGAGAACTCGCTGAAGCTTCAAGGGAAGAGCGAGAAAGAAATCCGTGACCTGAAAATTCAGCAGACTAACGAAACGATTGCTGCTCTAGAGGCTCAGCTCGCCACCCAAGAGCAAGTAAAGAAAGCTCAGGTAGATGCTGCTGAGAGAAATAAAAATATCCTTCAGGGGGTTATTCGTTTCCTTACTGCACCTCTGACCTTGCTGCTGGCAACGGTGGACTTGGTGGGTAAGGCTCTTGGTCAAGATTTTGGTTTAGAGGAAAAGTTTTCGGGGGGCATTGCTAAGCTTGTTTTCAATCCTGAGGAAGTAGCCAAAGAGGGGGATGCTACTATTGAGGAAACCAAAAAACAATTAGCAAAGCTCAAGAGCCAGCGCGATGGGTATTTGCTGGATGAAAAGAAAGACCGAGATGCAGCATCTAAGCAACGGCTGGACGATGCCAAGAAACTAGCAGAGCAACTGCAAAAGCTAGAAGAGGAAACGGCAGCTATTCGCTCTGACATTTTCATAAATGCTGCTAAAGATGAAGAGGTAAAAGAAAATAGGCGTTATCTTACTCGCCTAAAGCAGTTAGGTCTCCAGAGTAAGCAAGAGATTGCAGCAGCCGAAGGCAATGAGGAACTAATTAAAGCCATTCGGGAAAAGTACCAAGCCATTGCAGAGCAAGAGGAAGGCAAGCATACGGAGAACCTTGAGAAAATCAGAGAGGATAGAGCCAATAAGCTTACGGCTATTGCTCAAAAGGTAGACGATATAAATGCTTCACTCATTGAGGACTCTCAAGCTCGTGAGCTGCGCCAACTGGAGCTGAAATATCAAAGGGAGGTAGATGCTGCTCAGGGGCAGTACGACCTTCTAAAGGCCCTTAAAGAGCAATACGAAAAGGAGCAAGCAGACATTGACAAGAAGTATACCGATGCAGCTATTAAAAAGCGCATAGATTACCAAAACCAAATTGCCGATATTGTCATAGATGCAGCTAACACGACCATTAAAAACTTGATGGACTTAAATGACATCTATGATAAGAATGATGAGGCAGCAGCAAAGAGAGCTTTTGAACGCAATAAGTCGCTTCAGATAGTCCAAGCTATTATTAACACGGCTGGAGGTATTATGGGTCAGCTCAATGTCCCACAAGACCAGCTAACTGGTGCTAACTGGATTAAGGCTGCTTTGATTGCCACAACTGGAGCTACGCAAATTGCCACTATCTCAGCTCAGCAGTTTAATGCTGGAAAAGGTGGGGGTGGAGCTGCTGCTCCCAAAGCCCCAGCACCCCCTCAAGTATCCCCCTCATTTAACATTGTTGGACAAGGTGGTACTAACCAACTGCTTCAGGGAATCGCTGGTCAATTCTCTCAGCCCCTAAGGGCCTATGTGGTGGGAGGGGATGTCACCAGCTCTCAAGAAATGGAACGAAAAAGAATCAAAACCGCAACCTTTGGTTAATTAGTTATGAAAATTATTGAACTCGTACTAGATGAGACCGCAATGCTTAACGGCATTGATGCTATCTCTATTGTGGAAAGCCCAGCTATTGAGGAAAATTTTATTGCCCTCAAAAACCAGCAAAAAGTGGAGTTTGCCACTCAGAGTGAAGACAAGCGTTTGCTGATTGGGCCAGCTCTTATCCCAAACAAAACGATTTACCGCCACCAAGATGGGGAGGAGTTTTATGTGTACTTTTCAAAGGGTACAATTCGTAGAGCTTCTGAATTGTTTTTGATGCGGGGTAACCAAAACAATAGCACCCTTGAGCATGAAGCAGAGATTCACGGCCTGAGTGTGGTGGAGTCTTGGATTATTGAGGATGCCGACAAAGACAAGTCCCGCCTCTATGGTCTGAATATGCCCGTAGGCACTTGGATGGTAAGCGTTAAGGTTAATAACGAGGATGTGTGGAACAACTTTGTTAAGACTGGAGCAGTTAAAGGCTTTTCTATTGAGGGCTATTTTGCTGACAAGGTGCAGATGGCTAGAATGAATTTGGCAAATGAGGATTTGCTAGACGAGGTGGAAAATATGACTCACCAAGAGGCGATGGAATTTTTGTACGAAATAGCCAAAATCATAAAAGACTATGAATAACCAAAAGACACCCAGCCGTACTAGCCCTAAGGGTAAGGGTCGCGCTTGTTATTGTAAGGACTCAAACACCTATTCACGAAAGTGCTGCGATGGCAGTTTGTGGGCGCAAGGTGTTGGGGTTACGGTGAAACTTCCTGAATAAAAATGTAACAAAACAAAAGAAATCAATTATTTAGTTATGAAAGCAAATATCCTTTTGAAAAACATTTTAGCTGAGTTGGCTTCTAAGCGAGTCAAATTAGCTCAAGCCACTTTGGATAACGGCACGGTCTTAGAGGCTGAGGCTTTTGAAGCTGGCAATGAAGTATTTATCGTAACGGAAGAGGAGCGCATTCCTTTGCCCGTTGGCGAGTACACGATGGAAGACGGCTCTATGCTCTATGTAGCTGAAGAGGGTGTAATCTCTGAAGTTAAGTCTGCTGGTGCAGAAGCTGAGGAAGAGGTAGCTGAGGTAGCTATTGAAGCTCAGGAAGAGGAAATTGCCGTTGAGGTTCCCGAAGCCGTTGCTGCTCCTATGGAGGAAGTAGTAGCTGCCGTTGTAGAGGCCGTTGCTCCAGTACTTGAGGAAATTCAAGCTGAGATTGCAGAGATGAAAAAGGAAATGGGCATTGCTAAAGAGAAAATGAGCAAGCAAGCTGCTGCTAAGCCTATTCGTCACAACCCAGCTAAAAAGGAAGTTCCCCATGTTAGCTTGGCTGCGAATCGTGCGCAAACGACTCTTGACCGCGTAATGCAAAAAATGAATAGCTTTAAATAAGATGACCAATACTAAAAAGGTTGTACTTGCCAAGCTTTTCGGCAAGGCAGCAAACACCAAGCTTTCCAAGACTCGTAAGCTTAAATTGTCCGTAGTGGATGAGATTGAGTCAAATGTAAACTGGCTTGAGAATGCTCACTCTGAAGCTTCTTATTATGCCAATGAGCGTTGGGACGAGATTTTAGACCGCATCCAAGAGTATCGCGATGAAATCGGACAAGAGGTAGACAATGTAGCCGTTAATGGTGAGGGTCGCTCTTTGGAAGAGGCTGGTTCTACTATGCTTGAGCTTCTTGAGACTCTTGAGAAAGGTGCTGAAGACTTGGGCGTTGACCCAGCCGAATTGCTGGACAATTATATGGAAATTAAAGAGATGGCTGAAGAGGCTCAATCTACTTACGAACTTTTTGTAGAGAAATACAAAGAGGTAGTAGAGTATAGTGGCTTCCTTGCTACTTTCTTGTCTAAGACTTCTAAGAAGAAGTAATGAAAAAAAGCACTCAGCGCATCTATAATATGATGTTCAAATCGGAAAACAACCGTGCTGGACGGAAAATTGCCTTGTCTCTTAGTGGAGACTTGGAAGATGTGCGTGAGCGATTGGATAGCCTAACCAGTGAGGCTTTAAATGTAGAGGCTGACCTTGATGAGACTTTGAGCATCATTGAGCAAGCTGCAAGCGTACTGGCACAAGAAGTGCAATCCGCACAAGATATGCTGGATAAGATTGAAGAGACGGTAGACGAAGGCCTTAAAGTGCAAGCAGATTTCCAAAGTGCTGCCGAAGAGCTGGGGATTGATTACCAAGATAACCCAAACTGGGAAGCCGTGAGTAATGCTGCTCGTCAAGGAGAGAATATCCTAGCAAAACTAAATGACTTGCTCAATAGAGCTGAAAAATTTGTTTAATAAATAAGATAGAAATACAATGGCTACGACCACTTCTATTACTACTACTTACGCTGGCGAGTTCGCGGGTAAGTACATCGCTGCTGCTCTTTTGAGTGGCACGACCCTTGACAATGGTCTTGTTGAAATCAAGCCTAATGTCAAATTTAAAGAGGTAATCAAAAAGGTTGCTACGGATAACATCGTAAAAAATGCTGCGTGTGACTTTGACCCCACCTCTACTTTGACCCTTACGGAGCGCATCTTGCAGCCCGAAGAGTTCCAAGTCAATTTGCAGCTTTGCAAAAAAGACTTCCGTTCTGACTGGGAAGCGGTACAAATGGGCTACTCCGTTTATGACAACTTGCCCCCTTCATTCACTGACTTCTTGTTGGCTCATGTAGCTGAAAAGGTAGCTCAGCGTATTGAAACGAACATTTGGCAAGGTGCTAACGCTACTGCTGGTCAGTTTGATGGCTTCACGACTTTGTTCGCAGCCGATGGCGATGTTGTAGATGTAACTGGTACTTCTATCACTGCTGCGAATGTTATCACCGAGATGGGTAAAGTAGTTGATGCTATCCCTTCTGCCCTTTACGGCAAGGAAGACTTGACCATCTATGTATCTCAGAAAGTAGCTAAGGCTTATGTCCGCGCTTTGGGTGGATTCGGTGCTTCAGGTTTGGGAGCTAATGGTGTTGACAACAAAGGAACTATGTGGTATGGTCAAGGTGACTTGTACTTTGATGGTATCCGCGTTGCTATGGTAAATGGTATGCCCGCTGACGATATGGTAGCTGCTCAGTCTTCTAACTTGTACTTCGGTACTGGTTTGTTGAGCGACTCCAACGAAGTGAAGGTTTTGGATATGGGTGACTTGGATGGCTCTCAGAATGTGCGTGTTATCATGCGCTTTACTGCTGGTATCCAGTACGGCTTCGGTTCTGAGGTTGTTTACTACTCTTAATTTATCGTAATTGATTAACCTCAAGGGGGTGAGGGTTCTGCCCCGCCCCCTTTTTTAATTCCTAGAAAAAATGGCGTGTGATTTAACTCAAGGTCGTAAGGTTCCGTGTAAAGATGTCGTAGGTGGTATTAACCGAGTTTGGTTTGTAGACTATGGTGACTTGGGAGCTTTGTCCTTTGGAACGGACGATGAGCTTACAAATGCTACTGGCACATTCTCTGCCTACCAGTATGATGTAAAAGGTGCTAACTCTTTGGAGCAAAACTTCCAAGTTAGCCGTGAAAATGGTACTACTTTCTTTGAGCAAGTACTTAACCTCACCCTCACTAAACTGAGCAAGGAGGATAACAAAGAATTGAAGCTTATTGCCTATGGCCGTCCCCACATCTTCGTTGAGGACTATAACGGCAATGTCTTCTTGGTAGGTGCTGAACACGGAGCTGAGGTTACTGGCGGTACTGCCGTAACTGGTTCTGCTATGGGTGACCTTTCAGGCTACACCTTGAGCTTGACTGGAAGCGAGACTCGTTTGGCTAGCCTTGTAGATGGAGCTACTGCTGCTGACCCCTTTGCTGGTTTGTCTAGTGCATCTTCAAACATTATCGTGGGTACTAACTCCTAAGCGAAGTAACATATCTGCTGAAAGAGCCTCCCTAACGGGGGGCTTTTTCTTTGGAAAAAATAACAAAACACCAAAGGCGAGTTATTTAGTCAGAATTTAGGATATGCACATTTTAAAACCTATCGGCACATCTCAAAACATTGTGGTAGTACCTCGCGCTTATGCTACGAGTGGTATTACCATTAACCTAAGAGATGAAAGCACAAACACCTCTACCACAATTACTCCAACGGTAACTAATTCCGATGGGTATATGACTCTCTCCAGCATTTACAATGTAAACGAGAGTACTTTTTATGTGTTTGAGGTTATTTTATCTAGCACCACAATCTATCGGGGGCGTGTATATTGCACCTCACAAACCGACCTAAAGCAGTACACGGTGAACGAAAACCAATATGTAACTCAAAATAGTTACGACAATGAATTTATTGTATTATGAGCAACATTAGAGTAGTAAACCTAAGCTCTTATACTGCCCCAGTAGTTAAGGAAGTACAAGGCAAGGATTGGGTAGAGTACGGAGAGGGCAATAGCTATTTCCAGTACCTCATTGACCGCTACAACGGCTCGGCTACCAATAACGCCATTATCAATGGCATTGTAGAGCTTTTGTATGGTCGGGGGCTGGATGCAAGCGATAGCAATAGAAAGCCCGATGAGTACGCTCAGATGAAAGCTCTTTTCTCAAAGAATTGTTTGCGTAGACTTTTGAGTGATTACAAAATGATGGGGCAGTGCGCTATTCAGGTAATCTATTCTCAAGACCGCACCACCATCGTACAAGTAGACCACTTGCCCATTGAAAGCCTCCGCGCTGAGCGTTGCAATGAAGAGGGAGAGGTAGAGGCTTATTATTATGCAAAAGACTGGAGTGAGGTAGCTGCACGGAAAGAAACGCCTATGCGTATCCCAGCTTTTGGATATAGTGAAGAGGCTATTGAGATTATGTATGTCAAGCCTTACCGCGCTGGGTACTATTACTATTCCCCAGTTGACTATCAGGGAGGTCTACAATATGCCGAGCTGGAAGAAGAGGTAGCCAACTACCATATCAACAACATACAAAACGGCCTAGCCCCCTCTATGCTCCTGAATATGAATAACGGAGTACCAACGGAGGAAGAGCGTAACCTTATTGAGGCTCGTATTGCTGAGAAATTTAGTGGCAGCTCAAATGCTGGTCGCTTTATTTTGGCATTCAATGATAACAAGGAGCTGGCAGCTACTATTGAGCCAGTTCAGCTTTCAGATGCCTCTGACCAGTACCAGTTTTTAGCTGACGAGTCTATGCGTAAGCTTATGGTAGCTCACCGCGTTACCTCCCCTATGCTTTTGGGCATTAAGGACAATAGTGGGCTGGGTAACAATGCAAACGAATTAGAGACCGCCTCAGCCCTTTTTGAGAACACGGTAATAGAGCCGATGCAAGAGGTTATTATAGACGCTCTAAACGAGATTTTGGCCTATAACGACATCTCACTCAGCCTCTACTTTAAAACTCTGCGTCCGCTTGAGTTTAGTAAGATGAAGGTAGGAGATTCGGAGGTCATTGAGGAAGAGACGGGCGTAAAGGTCAGAGACCAAAAGAAGTTCAGCAAGCAAGAGGAAGAGCTTAAAATTCGCATTGCCGAGACTTTGATTGAAAAGGGCGAACAACTGGACGATGAATGGGAGCTAATTGATGAGCGAGCCGTAGACTACGACAAGGAAGATGTCCACAATGCCCTTTGGAATTTTGCTAGTGTGATTAAATCAGACCCATCAAAGACTTCTGAGCAAGATACTAGCATTATTAAGGTGCGCTACAAGTATGCTAGCACTGGAGCAGCAAGTGGTAAAAGCCGTGATTTCTGCGCTATTATGGAGCGAGCTAGCCGAGTATACCGCAAGGAGGACATTGAAGATGCTGGAGCAGTAAATGCTGGCTTTGGCCCTAACGGAAGCTCTACCTATGATATTTGGCTCTATAAGGGTGGGCCGTTTTGTCAGCACTACTGGGTACGCCAAACCTATTTGCGTAAAAACAACACGCGTATTTCAGTAAATGAGGCCCGTGCTTTGATTACTGCCCTTGACCCTAGTTTGCGTTCAGAGGCGCGTATTGAGCAAAACCCTAGTGAAGTGGCGACCGCACCTAGAGATTTTCCCGATGGCAATTATGGATATTTAAACCCCCCAGCTTGGCTGAAGTAATATGGCAACCGCACTATTTGTAAAGAGAGAGGACATTGTTCGCAACACCGCCATGAGTGGTAATGTGGACACGGATAAATTTATTCAGTTTATCAAGATTGCCCAAGAGATTCATATTCAAAACTATTTGGGTACGGAACTCTACAATAAAATTTCTGCTGACATTATCGGAAGTACATTGACTGGGGACTACCTCAGCTTGGTTACGACCTATGTGCAGCCTATGCTTATCCATTTTGCTATGGTGGAGTACCTACCCTTTGCAGCTTACACGATTGCCAACAAGGGAGTCTATAAGCACGGGAGTGAGAACTCTGACAATGCAGACAAGGAAGAGGTGGATTTTCTGATTGCCAAAGAGCAGAAGATTGCCGACTACTATACGCGGAGGTTTATTGACTACATGAGCTTTCACGCATCTACGAAGTTCCCTGAGTATTACACAAACAACAACGAGGATGTCTACCCCGACAAAGATTCCTATTTCTCAAGCTGGGTTCTCTAAAAAGACCTATAAGCCTAAAGAGTACAATATGAAAA